AAGTGCAGTTTGCGAATATAAGAAAAAGATAAATTTGTTACATTAAATCAATCTGAATTCAAAAAATAAAAAAAATTTGCAATAACTATTGCAAAAATAAAAAAAGTGTGCTAATATTAATAAGTGTTAGCACACAAATAAAATATGCGGATGTGGCGGAATTGGTAGACGCGCTGGTCTTAGGAACCAGTGTCAACGACGTGGGGGTTCGAGTCCCTTCATCCGCACCAGAGTAAGAAAAGAGAGATTCTAAAATCTCTCTTTTTTCTATAATTTAATGCAATTTTAATGCAACCCGATTTTATTTTCTTCAAAATAATTAAGTACTTTATCATCTTCTTGTCCTTCAAACTTATCGAACACACTAGCATATGTATCTAAAGTTGTCTGAATATTTTTGTGTCCTAACCTTTTTTGTAGAACTTTTATATTCATACCTGCTTCAATGCACCTTGTTGCATATGTATGTCTTAACATATGTGGATGAATATTACTTTTAATGCAATTAGTTGCATTAAATTTAGTTAAGAAGCTATGTACCATTCTGGGAGTAATGTTTTGAAAAATAAATTCAGAATTATTTGACTTTGGTATTGCTACAATAATTTCGTTTAGTATGTTATTGAGTGGTATTTGTCTAATAGAATTTTCAGTTTTTGTTTCGTTACCTATGATAACTTGACCGTTTTCGTCTTTAGTTAAACTTTGTTTGACATCAATATAATTATCAGTTATATTAGACCATTTTAATGCTAAAACCTCTCCAACTCGCATACCACTAAATAACATTAACAATATAATAGATTTATATAAGGACGTTTCGTTCGACAATGCCGAAATAAGCTTTTTTTCCTCATCAATGGATAAAGCTTCAACCCTTGATTGCTTTTGACTAGATTTGGGTTTTCGAGCCTCCTCGTATGTTATAGGATTTTTTAAAATATAATTTCTTTCAATGGCTCGTTTAAATGTTTGACCTAAAAGTTGATAAATCTTTTTTAGAGTAGAATCAGAATAATTTATATTATCATTTAAGAAGATTTTGATATCTTTAGCTGTTATTTCCTGAATAGGTGTCTTTCCAAAATCACTATGTTCTATAATTTGTAGAGTGTATTTTGCTCTATTGTAAGTGCTTGAACTAATCTGATTAGAATCTTTTTTATCTTCTACAATTTCTTTGGCTAAATCATAAAGAATAATATCGCTTTTTTCAATGAAAGTATCATTTTGAACATCAGCTAATGCTTTTGTCATCTTTTCTTTTACTTCTTTTCTAGTATTGCCATAAACTGATTTACGATTTAATTTGCCGTTATCTTTTCTTCCAGCAGAGAACTGACCAACCCATTTATTTAATTTTTCAGAGAAGTAAATAGTGCCTTCTCCATTGCCACGTTTAGCCATAACAAAACCTCCTAAACAAATTTTTGGTACTTGTCTAAGAGGTTCTATTGATATATAATAACAATAACCTACTTAAACAAGTAGTAACGGGGAGATAATATACAAACTTTGGTCGGGGAGTATATTATCTATTTTAATTTTATAAATATAATAAAAAAGTGGAGAGTTGCAATGAACTCTCCTAAATCTTCTTATGACCGTCATATTATTTACATAATATGAGGTTAAATCTTAATTAGATTATACAATATAATATGCTCATTGTCAAATATAATATACAAAAATTTTGAAAATTTGAAAATTTTTATAATTATTTCATATATAATTCTTTTATTTTATTATCAATTAAGTCAAGACTTGCATCAGACAACTTGATTTTAGACAATAAAGGATTTTTTAAAATTCGTTGTTTGCTAATTGTTGTTATTTGATGTGCTAAAGCAAAACTTCCATGTTTCATTTTATCTAATTCCGTTTGTGTTTTATCTAAAATTTCAAGTTTTTGAGCTATTTTCTTTAAATCTTCATTATTAGTAGTATTACTTAGCTCTGATATCTGTTTTCTAACAATGGAAAATTCAAGATTAAGCCTTTCTGCTAAAGAAATGTATAATTCATCTGCTAAATCTATACAAGTATTTGTATTATACTCTTTATTTTCTTTTGCAGAAGATAGAGGAATTACATTTAAAGTACCAGAATATAAATTATCATTTTTATTTATAACTACACAATAATGTAAGCCGCCAAGTTCATTTCCAACATTAAAGCCCAAATTTGCTTTAACAACATTTCCACGCTTAAAAATTTTTAGAGAACTTGGATTAAAAAATCTTTCATTATCATGATAATTAGAGAAATCTTTAATCCAATAAGCTAATAGATTACTTTTTTTATATTCTTTTAATTCAATATGTTTGTTGAAAGAGACATCTAACCTCTTTAGAGAACTATCCTTTCGTGCAATAGCTTCGCTTTTTTCTTCTCCAATAATTGTTTGATTTTCTATAATATTTTCTACTTCTTCATTTTCACTCATTTATTTCATCTCCATTTTACCGATGTACTTTCCAATTATCTTAATTGGTGTATCTTTCGTATATATTTGTGTTTGAAATGTAGGGTCATTGCTCATTGGTTCTAATACAACCACATCATTATTTTTAGTAAATTTCTTTAATGTAGCATCATATCCGTTTACAAGAACAACGGCTATATCTCCATTTTCAACCCAATCAGCTTTGCGAATTAAAGCATACGCACCGTTCTTGATAATTTTATTCATACTTTCGCCGTTAACACGAAGAAAATAACATTCTTCTGGATCTACTATATTCATAAGGTTAGGGTCAAGAGGCAACCTTCCTTCAATACATTCTTCTGCCCAGTTAGGTTCTCCAGCAGGTATTTGTCCGTAAACAGGGCACATATATATTTTATCAGATATATTAGACGTTTTTTCTGGATTTTTTATATCTGATTTACCTAATAAATAATCTATCGAGCAATTAAAGAAATTAGCAAGTATTGCTAATGTTTCGGTATTCATATCTCTTTCGCCAGTTTCATAAAAACCAACTGTTCTTTCACTTTTATTTATAATTTTAGCTATATCAGACTGTAATAATTCTTTTTCAATTCTTAATTCTCTTAATCTATTCACAAATATCATCCTTTCAAATAATCTATGCAATATTATATAACAAATAGTTCGATATGTAAACAAAAAAAGAACAATTTGTACAACTTTATTTTCTACAGCGCCAACGGATTCAAAGAAATACAAAAAAATTTTCAAAAAAAGTATTGACAAAGAACATATTGTACTATATAATACCAATAACAAACGAACAATATGTACGAAAACGAGGTGAAAAAATGAAAGAATTAACATTTAAAGAATTAAGACTAAAAAAGAAATTAACTCAAGAACAAGTTGCAGAAAAGTCTGGTTTTTCTAAGGACTATATTTCTATGATAGAAAGAGGAGAAAGAAATCCAAGTGATAAAGCAAAAAGCATATTTGCAGAAATATTTGAAGTGCCAATAGTACAAATTTTTTTAGCAACTCAACGAACAATAAGTACGATGAAAAAGTAAAACAACAAACAAACAAAACAAAAATAAAAAGCAATAGGAGGAGAGTATGGAAGAAAAAATAGCAGAACTAAACAAAATAGCAAAACCAGTAATTAATTTTATAAAAAATAATTACAACCCTCACACTACAGTAATAATAAATGAAGATAGTATAAAGGTTGTAACAGACGAAATAAACATTCCACTAATTAACCAATTTTAATTCCAGGATAAAAAGGTTTTATAAAGCTATGAAAGTATCTACCGCAAGAACCAGCAGAGATTAAACTATAATATCTCTCTTGAGGAACTCCATGATATTGATAAATTCCACCACGATTAAATTCAATTTCAAGAGTATTGTTTTCATAACCGACAGAACGAATGTCTGAAGAATTTACGAAGTTTCGATTCATATAGTAACACCTCACTTTCGACAAATTAAAATATTTTTCTCATAAGTTTGAGGTGATTATATCAAAAATTAAATAAGAAATAAAGAGAGGAGATGAAGATATGCAAGAGAAAAAATCAACAAAAACATATGACGAATTGCCTGAAACAATAACACCATATGATTATGCAGATTGGCGAGGATGTGGAGAAAGTAAAGCGAGAGAGAAGTTTAACAGTAAAGATTTCCCACGAATTAAAGGAATGGGAGTAAAACAAATAGCTGACAAAAGAGCTGTTTTGCTGTACGAACTAGGACTAAAAGAAGAAGAAAAGCAAGAAGTTTTAAAAGAAATCGCAAGAAAAATTATATAGAAAGGAAACAAAAAGATGAAAAGATCAATAAAATTTATTTTAAAATCAATAATTGGACTAGCTGTATTAGTAATAACAGCTTGTACAGCTTCAGGAATAGTTAATTATATAGCAAGTCATTTCACAATCGGAATGGTATATGCTGTGATAATTATAGCATTAATCGCTCTTATTAGAGCAGAAAGGAGATAAAAAGATGTTTAGAAAATCAAAGGAAATGCAAAGTTTAATTAATGCAAGCAGAAAAGCTCTTGAAAATACAGAAAAAACACTTACAGAAACTGGAGATAAAATTTTACATAGAGATAAGTTAATAGAAGATCAACGTAAAGAAATAAATCAATGGCAAAAAGAGAACGAAGTATTACACCAAGAAAACAAAGAGCTGAGATTTGACAATGAAGAGCTTTCAGAATTAGTTAGAAGAATAAAAAATCTAGCTGAAAGTAACAGCTATAACAATGAAAAAAATATTTTAAACAAAATAAAAGAGCTAGTAAATGATTTCGACAGCATTACTAACTCATAGAATCACAAATATATGAACTCCTGTATCTATTATACAGGAATTAGAAAGGAAAGTCAAATGGTAAAAGCAGTAGGAATTATAAGAAGATTAGATGATTTAGGAAGAATAGTTATTCCTAAAGAAATCAGAAAAAATTTAAAAATAGAAGATGGAGAGCCTCTTGAGATATTACAAGTAGGAAATAAAATTGAAGTTTCAAAACAAAAGTCAAATACTTGTGCAGAGTGTGGAAGCTTTATAGAAGACAGTTATAAATATTGTCCTAACTGTGGAAAGGAAATTAATATCAAATGAGTAGAGAGAAAGATTTAGAAGATATGCAAGAATTTGTAGACGAATATGCAAATATAAAGGAAAAATTAGAGGACTTACTAGATGATACAACTAACGAAGATTTAAAAGAAGAGTTAAATGAACTAATTAGTTCATTAGAAGAAGACTATGGAGAAAGAAAGCAAAACTTCATAGAAAGAATAAATGAGTTAGAGAATGAGGAAGAAGATTCGCTAGTAAAAGAATATTATTCAATGAGGTTATAAGGAGGAAAAAGAATGCAAGATTTAATAGTAGTAAAACAATTACCTCAAATAGAGGAACACTTAAAAGAGTTATCAATAGATATAGATAAAAAAGTTGAAAATGCAAAAAGTTTAATTTGTACAGAAGAAAATGTAAAAACGATAAAACAAGTAAGAGCAGATTTAAACAAAGAGTTTAAAGAAGTAGAGCAACAAAGAAAAATGGTAAAAGAGCAAATACTTGCACCGTATATGCAGTTTGAAGAGATTTATAAAACATATATATCAGATAAATATAAAGGTGCAGATAGCGACTTAAAAACTAAAATAGATACAACAGAAAATGAATTAAGAGCAAGAAAAGAACAGGAAACAAGAGATTATTTTGAAGAATATAAACAGAGCTTAAGTATTGATTTTATAAAATTTGAGGACGCAAAAATCAAAGCCGGATTAGCAGATAGTAAAACGTCACTAAAGAAACAAGCTAAAGACTTCATAGACAGAGTTAATACAGATTTGGCAACAATAATGTTACAAGAACATAAAGAAGAAATATTGGTTGAATATAAGCAAAATGGATATGTTCTAAGTACTGCAATAAGTACTGTCATAAACAGAATGAAGGCTGTAGAAGAAACTAAGAAAAAACAAGAAGAGCTAAAACAAAAGCAATTAGAAGAAGCTCAAAGAATTGCAGATGAAAACATAAAAGCGCAAACAGAAGCGACAAAACAAGCACTAGATAATTTTAGAGTAACAGAACAAGAAGTTTTACAAGCACCAACAATAGAAGAAAAACAAGAAGAAGTATTAACATTGAAATTTACAGTAAGAGGAACAAGAACAAAATTAAGAGCATTAAAAGAATTTTTAATGAATGGAGGATATGAATATGAGTAATGAGGTTCAAAGAAATAATGAATTGATGGTCAAATTCGACATTGATGGCAATGAAATAAAGCTAACGCCAAGCATAGTACAAGAGTACATAGTAGGAACAGATGCAAAAATAACAAATCAAGAATTTAAGTTGTTTACAGAACTTTGTAAAGTTAGAAAATTAAATCCATTCTTAAGAGAAGCATATTTAATTAAATATAAAGCAGGAGTACCAGCGCAATTAGTTGTAGGAAAAGACGCAATATTAAAAAGAGCAGTACTAAATTCAAATTATGACGGAATGGAAAGTGGAATAATAGTTCAAAAAGAAGATGGAAGTATAGAAGAAAGACAAGGAACATTTAGACTAGGTAATGAGCAACTTGTAGGTGGTTGGGCTAGAGTATTTAGAAAAGACTGGACACATCCTACATATTCAAGTGTAAGTTTCAACGAAGTAGCACAAAAAACAGGACAAGGACAATTAAACTCAAACTGGGGAAGTAAAGGAGCGACAATGGTTGAAAAGGTAGCAAAAGTTAGAGCATTAAGAGAGACATTTGTTGAAGATTTAGCAGGAATGTATGAAGCAGAAGAAATGCAACAAGAAATTCCACAACAAGATCCTATTGAAGTACAAGCAGAAATAGAAGAACAAACAGAAGATACAAAAGAGGTATCAATGAATGAACTATAAGATTATATCTAGTTGCAGTACAGGAAATGCAACAATAATAAGAGACATAATTTTAATAGATTGTGGAGTGACTTTTAAAAGGCTAGAGAAGTATTATAAGCAATTAAAAATAGTACTTCTCACACACATACATTCAGACCACTTCAAAAAAGAAACAATTAGAAAATTAGCACAAGAAAGACCAATGTTAAGATTTGCCTGTTGTGAATGGTTATTACAACCACTATTGGAATGTGGAGTTGAAAGAAAGAACATAGATGTACTTCAAACTGGTACGAAATACGATTATAAACAATTTAAAATTGTACCAATAAAATTATATCACGATGTGCCTCAATGTGGTTACAGAGTACTATTTGATGATTATAAAGTAATTTATATGACAGATACAAGGACAGTAGAAGGAATAGTAGCAAAGAATCATGACTTATATCTAGTTGAAGGCAATTATGATGAAGATGAAATAGAAGAAAGAATAAAAGAAAAACAACAAGACTACAAATATGTTTATGAATTTAGAGCAAAAGATAGTCATTTAAGTAAACAACAAGCAAGTGAATTTTTATTAAATAACATGGGAGAAAATTCGGAGTATGTATTAATGCATCAGCATGTAGAAAGGAGTTAAATATGGACTACGAAAAAATATGGAAGGATTTTAAAGAATTAATGCAAAGAACTAATAAAATGACAGAACTAGTAAAAACAAGTGGAGTATTAGATATTATGGCTGAGATTGAAAAGATGAATACAGAATATGAAGATTTACCATTTTAAGGGGGGTACTTACTATGGTAGGAACAGCAAACAAATTGATAACTTATTTAATAGAACAAGCAAGAGATAAACAATTTGAGATAAAAGAATATAGACCTAAAAGGAGTTTAGACAGTAATGCTTATTGCTGGGTGCTATGTGACAAGATAGCAAAAGAATTAAGTAAAGATGGAACAATTATAACAAAAGAAAAGATATATCAAGATGCAATATTACAAATTGGAACATTTGAATCAATGATAGTTGAAGAAAAGGCATTTGAGAACTTTAAGAGAATATGGCAAAAACAAGGACTAGGCTTTTTAATTCAAGAAGTGAGCAGAAAAGATAAATGTGTAAAAGTACATTGCTATTATGGTAGTTCAACTTATGACAGCAAAGAAATGAGTTTACTAATAAATTTATTAGTTGAATTAGCAAAAAGTTTGAATATAGAAACAAAATCAGATGCAGAAATAAATAGTTTATTAGAAAGTTGGGGTAAACATGAGCAAAAGAAGCAAAGCTTGTGAAATATCACAAAAGGTTAAAGAGAATGTATGGCATAGAGATAATCATAGTTGCATTATTTGTGGAAAATATGTTGATAAGAGTTATGCAAATGCTCATTTTATAAAAAGGTCACAACGGTGGCCTAGGCATAGAAGAAAATATAGTTACATTGTGCCGAGAATGCCATTATAAAGAAGATTTTGGTCAAGCCACTAAATTATATAAACAAAAGATAGAAGATTATTTAAAGTCAAAATATGGCTTAATTTGGAATAAAGAAAAATTATTTTATAAAAAATATTAGGAGGAAGTGTAAATGAGTTTTAGAACAGAAATAACAGAAAATTATATAGAAATTGAAGGAAAAACAGATGAAATACTTGCAGGCTTAGCAGTATATATAAGCAAGTTAAAAGATGAGGGTATACCTAAAGAGATTATACAAAAGGTAGTTGATTTAGCATTGAAAGATAAGAAAGAAAAACAAGCTGAGACAATATTAGATACTGACAAAGTTAAAATACAAAAGTTTAATTTAAATAACATGTCGAAAGAAGAGGCAGAAGATTTAATAACAAAAGAAATATTAAAAATGTTTAATTAATAATACAGAAATTTAAAGAAAGGAGGACATGGAGATATAACTTATAAAATTCTTATAAGGTTTCTATGTCCTTTAAGTTTAAACGAAAGGAGAAAATAATGGAAGGCTGGATTAAAATTTATAGGCAAATTAGAAATCATTGGATTTGGAAAGATAAAGAGCCTTTCGACAAACGAAGCGCTTGGATTGACTTATTATTGTCAGTTAATCATAAAAGCAAAAAAATACCTTTTGAAAATGATTTTATTGAAATAGAAAGAGGACAAACTTTAACATCAATAAAACAATTAGCTGAAAAATGGAGTTGGTCAAGACATAAGGTAAGTGATTATTTAAACCAACTGGAACAGGACACTATGATAGTACAAGTTAGGGACACAAGAAAAACGCTTATAAGTATTGTAAACTACAGCAAATATCAACCTGCATTAGAAGAAAAGGACATACTTGGGGACACACTTCGGGACAGACTTGGGACATAGTAGGGACACAAACAAGAATGATAAGAATATATATTTATATTTATTAAATAAATATAAGGTCGAAAATCGAAGAAGTTTTTTAGAGTATATGAAAAAAACAAAAGCATTAAGAGAAGATGAAAAATGGAACTTACTTAGTAAAGAGGAACAGACAAAATTAATGAGTGAAATATAAAGGAGGTAATAAACAAATGAATACAATAACATATCAAACTAGACAAATGAGTTTTGATGATATACAAGATAAGGCAAAAATAAGATACATACAGATATTGAATAGATTGGACAAGCCTAAAACGGCAAAAGAGTTGGCTGTGGAGCTATTTGATTTAGGGTTTATTCCTAGCACGGAAAGGAACTACACCGCACCACGCTTGTCAGAGTTAGAAGATATGGGAATGGTTAAAGCGATAGATAAAAGGAAATGTGAGTATACAGGGAAAACAGTAGCTGTTTACGAAAGAACACTGAAGGGATTTGAAGCTTTGAACATGAATCACATTCCAAAGATTAATCGGAGGTAGCTATGTTGATTAAAACTAATTTACGCGAAATATTAAAAAATATGATTGATGGTAATGTGCAGATCACAGACAATTCGGTATGTGGTAAATGTAGCAAATGTGGAGAGTGTTGTAGTTGCTTTTTGCCAATAAGTCAAAATGAGGCAGATATAATTCAAAAGTATGTTATAGAACATCAAGTTAAACCTCAAAAGAAGTTATTGGTTATGGAAAATAGACTAACATGTCCCTACTACGATGGCAAAAAATGTTTAATATACGAGGTCAGACCTTTAATTTGTAAAGAATTTTATTGTTATAAAAAGCCATCTGCAGAACTAGCTCAAAAATTTTCAAAAGATGTATATATTCCAGTAAATATGTGGGGAATAGCAAACGAAATAGATAAATATTTTAGGAGGCGTCAATGAAAAAAATAAAATTAAATTATACAAAACAAGGATATTCATACATTAAATGCACAATAGAAGACTGTCTAGATTGGGGTGGATTAGCAATATGTGATGATTGTTGTAAAACAATGCAAGATGATGTTTATCTGATTTTTGTACTAGGAAGAGCCTATTGCCCTGAATGCTTTAAAAAATGGAAAAACAGAGCAAAAAGACATACAGAAGATTTGCAGTTGCAAGAAGAAAGACAAAAACAATGGTATAAGGCTTATGGCTTTGATATAGAGGAATAAGATATGAGTTATCCACAATTAACTCGGTATCTGTGCAAAAGCACTGAGATATGGACTATGTAGACGGATGTCAGCAATTAGAAAACATTTATTTTCGAGGAGTTAAACAGTGCAAGTATGTTACAGGTACCGAAAGGGAACAAATTAAATTAGAGTTAGATAAACAGGAGAGAATATGGAAATAGAAGATATTTTAAAATACACATTAACACTCTTTCAAGATATAGATAAAAGACTATCAGAGTTAAGAAATCAACAAAGTATTTGGGATATTAAACAAGATGAGCTACTGCATTATATAGAAAATCACAATATAGATGCAGTTAGATCATGTAAAATAGTAAAGCAATTGAAATATGTAAGGGGAGAAAGAAGAAAAGTAAAAGATGAAATAGATGTAGTAGTGTCATTGAAAAATACTTTTATTGATAAATATAAAAACAAGTTTATAGAAAAAGATTTAATACAAGCATTGAAAAATTTAAAAGAATTAGAACAAAGGAAAAATAATCCTAAATATACATATCAGTATTTAACTGAAGAATTGGAGATGAAAGATGAGATATAAATTTGAAATATATGAAAAAGCAATAGGAAAAGAAAGACCTAGATATAGTGCTAAAACACATAGAATGTACACACCAACTAGGACAAGCACTTTTGAAGAGAAAGTAAAAAGTGCTTTCCTAGAAAAATACAACATAGAGATAGCCCCAACAGAAAAGTCATTAGAAGCAATAATTAAAGTATATTTTGAAATACCTAAAAGTTTCAACAAAAAGAAAAGAACTTCGTTGATGTATACTCCGTACGACAAAAGACCAGACTGCGATAATCTAGCCAAGTCAATATTAGATGCATTGAATGGGATAGCTTACAAAGATGACAAACAAATTACATATTTATCAATTGAAAAATTGTACGGAGAAGAAAATAAAATAGAAGTGGATTTGGAGGAAATATGCGAATACCAAAAATAATTAGCAGAGAACGGACACGAATACATATTTGTACAGCAATGTAACGATAACATTTATTTGTATAAAGAAATGTTGCATCGGATACAAAGAATGCTTCAGTAGAGATGAGTTAAAATCAGTTGAAAAGAGAAATAAAAGGGGGCGACCACCAAAGTATGAGCAAAAATAAAAGTGCTAGACAAGAACTAGAAAGACTATACGGCAAAGAATGTTTTATAGACAAATTACATTTAAGAGAAGAAACACAAAAAAGGTACACAGGAAAAGGTCAATTTAAGCGAATGAAACAGCTTACATATCATCACATAAAAATGAGAAAAGATGGAGGAAAGGCTACAATTGAAAACGGAGCGTTGTTATCAACAGAAAATCACGCGTGGTTCCATAAACAAACACCAGAAAAACAAGCAGAAATGAATAAAGCATTTCAACAATATAAGATGTCTATTGCTGTAATAACAACTGCAGGAGTACAGCAAGTAAAAGAAATTAAGTTTGATATGAGTGACTGCATAACAATACCATTAGAAAAAAATCGAGAAACAACTAAACAGCGTAGAGCAAGGGAAAAAAGAGAATTAAGAAAAGAAATGGAGGAAATAGAACTATGAATAAGAAAGACATTATAGATGCAATAGTAATAGCACTATTTATATTGATATTAGCAATATATGATGTGTATATAAGTGCAGACAACGAACTGAAGAGCAATAAAATAAATGAACTAACGAACAAAGTAGAGCAACAGATAGAGCTTATAGATGCTCTACAGCAATAGGGGAGGAGAATATGGATAATTTACTATTTAGAAATGTTATATGCAAAGGATATTTAAAGAGAAAAGAAACAAAACATGTTTATAATTCCACAATAGATGATGAATACATAGAAGATGATGTTTCAATACTATTAAATCAAGGTGGTAGTTGTGAACAAGAAATTTATGAATTTGTAGAAAAAGAATTTGAAGGAACTTGTGTTGGAATATTTACTAAAAATACAAGAAGAGAATATGTAGATTGTGTAAATGATATAAGTGGAAAACAGTTTATACATACAGAATTAAAGGGGTCTATACAAGTAGCAAAAGTATTTTATGGAAATAACAAAAGTAAAATAGTTCCTATTGACAAAGTGGGAACATGGCAAGCACCATTTTAGGAGGAGAAGATGGAATATAGATATATGATATGGAATGATGTTCAAAAAGAATTTCAATTTTCAAGAATTTGTGAAACAACTGAAAAAGGAGCTACTACTTGTCTATTTAATTGCATAGGAAATGATGCAAGAAAATACAGATTTCAGATAAGGAAAGTTGAAAAAGAAGAAGCAAAACAAATTGTAAAATACTTAAAGCAAAAGAACAAAGCCAAACAAATACATTCAATTATTCCTAATATAGACTTTAATACTATATTAAATTTAGTAAAAAGAAACGATTTAGGAGGAAAATAGATATGCTAAGAATTTTTTTTCAATATATATATTTATTAAATAAAATTAGAAAATCAAAAATGAAAGGATATGAAGGAATCCAAGTTCTTTTAATATACCCAATAAATAAAAAAAGATTAGAGGAAAATGGTTACTCTGTATATGAACCAAATTTATTTAGAAATTATTATGTGATAAGGTGGGTAGATTAGATATGTTAAAAAGATATTGTGATATATGTAAAGTTGAATTAGATAAAGATGAAGAAGTAAAAGAAGTTAAATTGCCTAATAAGAATTTAAAAGTATGTATAAGTTGTTTGAAGGCATTAGAACAACACATAAAAACTGAAAGTAATAATTTTAAAATCGAAACTATTAGATATGAAAAAGGCTATGCAGACAAATGGGAGGAGATATGTTAAAAAATAAGGACTGTGATATGTGCATAAAAAAGAAAACTATGGAATGTCCTAATTCTAGTTTGTGCTATAACAAAGAAAACCGACCTTATTTTAAAAGTAGATTTGAGAGGAGTGATACATAGTGAAAGAAAAAATAAATAAAAGAACCACTAAAGATAGCATTGAATATTTAGAATTGCAATGCATTGTTAATAACAGAATACACGATTATGTGTTAAAGTATCACAATTACCCTAAATATATCAAACTGCCATTATGGCTATTTGATTGTTTAAAACAAACGATGTGTGAAATAGATTTGAAGATTGATTATAAAACTGAAGAATTTACTTTTTTTAATTTAAAAGTTTGTGAAACTATAAGTATAGAAAAAATAGAAGAAATCGAGGTGTTTTAAGTGAAAGAAAATAATATAGAAATGTCAACCGATATAGATTATGGAACGATATCTTTGAGAAAACGAGGAAAATCAATTTTAAAAATAGGAAATGAGAGATTAGGTGGAACAGATGTAAAAATAGAGGTTTCTACAAAATTTAATTGGTTACAAAAGAAGATATGGAAATATTTATTGAATATTGAAATTGAAGATATTAAGGAGGACGAGTAGTGGAAAATAGTATAGAAGAAGATATAAAGAACATAGAAGAAATAATAGAATTATCTAAAGAAGAAATAGATGCAAAAGATGAAAATATAACAGCTATATTAGATATAGAAGATTTAATAGGTTTGGAACATATTTTATCAGATTATAAAAGAGTATTAAAAGAGAATGAAAGTCTTAAGGAATATAATATGGAGTATAAAAGAATACTTGATTTAGCAGATGATAGAATATATAGAAAAAAATATTTAGAAGAAAGAAGAAAAGAGCAACCTAATTTATTATATCCAGACAGTGATGAAATATATCAAAGATATTGTGAATTAAAACAAGAGAATGAAGAATTAAAAATAAGCAATAAAGAAATAGACAAAGAATGTAGTAGATTAGAGAAAAAAGAAGTTGAATTAATTAATGAAAATGAACATTATGAAGATTTAATATATGCATTAAAAACTTATTATGACATTACAGAAGAAGATTTAGAAAAATGTATGAAAAATGATAGATGAGAGGGGAGGAATAAATGATAATAGAAACAACTATAAATTTGAAAAATAAAAGTAAGGAAGAGCTAATACTGTTACTAAATGAAAGCTTAGGTATCATAGAAAAACTACAAAAAGAGAATGAGAAATTAAAAAACATAAGGTATGATACACCATATGGAACAGAAACTATACACTTAATACCTGAAAGCGATTTAATAGAAATAAATACACAAAAATATATGATAGAAGTAGAACCTGGAAAGTTTGTGGATTTAAAACAAGTATATCTGGAGAATAAAGAATTAAAAAGCAGAATCCCAAGTTTAGAAAATGGAACATATACAGGAGATATTGAAGGACTTTTAAAGCTAGAAAAAGAAATAGTAAAAAGAGATAACGAGATAAAACAACTTAAAGAAGAAGTCTCACAATATAAAAAAATAAAAGAAATATCAGAAAATATAACACTAGAAGATGTGGAAAAAGCAGCAAAAAATTATGAAAAAGATTATATTTTGAGAGAAAAAGTTAAAGAAATAGCTTACGAATTATATTATAACAATTATAAAGGTAATCTTGATGACGGGAAATTCGCTCAAAAAATGGCTAAAAAATTAGAGAAAGTATTAAAAGAAAGTGAGGATAACAATGCCAGAAAAAGAAACAAGAGAACAAAAATATAGAAGAATAAATGATTTATATAATAAATTCTCGTTCTTATTCTTTCAGACTACTCATGAAGCTGGATGGCAAGACGAACTAAATAGTATTATTGTAGAACTTAGACGAGAATTAAGAAATTTTTAAGGAGGAAACGAATGAACAGAGAAGATTTGAAGAGCTACAGACATAATCAAGAATGGATTAAAGGAAGAATAGAGTATATAGAACAGTATAAAACAAGCATAAATAGACTAAACAGTGTGTTGTCAGATATGCCGAAAGGAAGTAGAGAAGTTCAAGATAGTGAAGCGGAAAAATTAGCAGTATTAATGGACAGCATAAATGATTTGCTCGATAAAGTAAACGAAGTAAATAAAAGACAAACACAGATTTTAGAACAATTAGACAAGGTAAAACAACCATATAAAAATATACTAGATAAATATTATATACAAGGAAAAAGTTTAGTAGTTATTGCAGCAGAAATGGGTTACAACTATGAACATATAAAAAGATTGCACGGAATAGCTTTAAATATTTTTGATAAAATACAATAATGCTACCAAATGCTACTGAATGCTACCACAAAAAGTGCTATAATAGTATCGTGGATACATAAGTAAGACTATATAAACAGGAAGGACTAACAAAAAGTTGGTCCTTTTGACATATTTCGACAACATTTGCAAAATAGATCATATATAATATTTCTGAGAAAGGAGGTGTTATGTATGGAATTTGAAGTTATTTGTGATGAATGCAATCGAAAATATCATATAGTCTTAAAAGAAAATGAGAAAATAGCAAAAAGTATTGTAGAAGAAAAAATTGATTTTGAAGAAACAAAATTAGAAGAAAACAATGTATTAAGTAAATGTCCATATTGCAATCATGAAAATAAATATTTTATAAGCGAATTAAATAAAAATTGGTATATATTATATACAACTCAAATAATTAGTTGCTATCCAAATACAGAACTAGACAAAGCTAAAGAACTTTTGGAAGACATAAAAAAAGAATGTTACAATGAAGAAAATATTTATATAAAAAAAGACATTGAAGAGTTATCTAAGATAAAAGTGACAGAAATATTGACAAACAAAAACAATACATTCATAAAATTAGAAGATTTTAATAAAGCAATACAAGAAATAAAGAAATCATTAGAATAATAACAAGAGCTTATCAAAAGATAGGCTCTATTATTTATGCTATTAACTAATACTAGATAAAGTTAATATATATGTTGCTACTAGGCAATTCTCCTTTAAGAATATATAAAAGGCAATTCTAGTTAAGCCTTTAGATGTACAGTAAACAGTGATATAACATAGAATGCAGATTGACAATATAAGTCGATTAATTTTAGATTGCAATATTCTATAACTATATCATTGTTTAGTGTGTATTAAATAACGAAAGAGGTGTTGTTATGACTAACGAAGAAAGATATGAAAAATATATAGACGAGAATTGCAAATATTGCAAGAATAGATGTAATAATGAAGATCTATGTGAAATACGAATATTTGTATGTAATGATATCATAACAACAAAATGTGTGTATTATGAAAGAGAAAATTAATTACGAAAACTGTATGAAATATAAGTGTGAACAATGCAAATACAATGTACAATGTGAAAAGGAAGAGAAAAGGTATGAAATTCAAAATAAACAACAGAACATGGAGTATAGAAGAAAAATCACAAAGTGAAATTAAGAGCATACAAAATCAAAGAAAAGCAAACGAAGAGGAAAATATAAAAAGTTTAAGTACAAGATATTATGGAATTACATATTGTGATATTATGCAAATTTATATAGACAAGGATTTGCCAGTAGAAAGAAAAAAATCAACATTGATTCACGAATTAACACATTGTTACATAGATAGTTATATAACTCACAGCGAGCAAGAATATTCAGAAGAAGATGTAGCAGATATAGTATCAAATTCTTATGATATTATTCACGAAATAGTAGAAATGTATTTTGAGGTAAAAGATGAATGTAAATCAAGACATAAATAAACTATTATATGCCTTATCTATAAAAGGACAAATATATAAGATAAATACTTTTAAATTTTATAGTGAAAAGAATTGCAAGTATTGTACTAAATATCAAATACTAAAAAGAGAAAAAGTAGAAATATATAATGAAGAAACAGATAAAATTGAATTACAAGACAGATATAAACAAAAAGAAGAATGTTATAGCAAAGTAGATATATTAAAATACTTGGTGGAGGAGTATAGAAAGATGGGATAATATGGCAAACAGAATAACAGATAAAGAAAAGAAAGAAATAATTGCATATTATATAGAATGTCAAAGTTTGAGAGGAACGGCAAGAAAGTTTAATGTTTCTCCAGATACAGTTAAAAGACTGACAAAAAATAACAAAGACATCGAACAAAATCTTGCTCAAAAAAAAGAAGAAAATACTAAAAGTGTATTGAATGAATTAGATAAAACTAAAGATAAAAGAATAAAGCTCCTCAACAAAATGATAGATAAAATGGAAGAAAAAGTCGAAAACATAGATATGTTTACTAACGTTAAAGATTTAGCAACTGCATATGGAATTATAGTAGACAAAGATATGAAGTTTCTTGAACTGACTAAAGAAAAACAAGAAAAAGAAAAACAAATAATAAAAATACCAGCAAGTGATATGTCGAGTGCTTTTATAGATTTGAATAGAGACATAGACAATAGAGGACATTTAGAGTATTGGTTAGATGGTGGAAGAGCTTCTTTGAAGTCCTCTTTTTGTGGAGAAAAGATACCAGAATTATTAGAAAACAACCCTAATATGTGTGCTTTATGTATAAGAAGAGTAAGCAATACTTTAAAAGATTCAGTTTATGCTCAAATTCAATGGGGAATTGATAAATTAAGTGAAACATATTCAGGGCTGATAGATGATTATAGTTTTAAAACATCTCCAATGGAGATAACCAAAAGAAGTACAGGACAAAAAATATATTTTAGAGGTACAGACGACCCAGGAAAAATAAAATCAATAAAACCACCTAAAGGAATGTATATAGGAATTATATGGTATGAAGAATTTGATCAAATTCAAGGAATGAATGCAGTGAGAAAAATAAATCAATCAGTAATAAGAGGTGGCAATGATTTCGTAGAATTTTATACATTTAATACTCCTGCGTCAAGACAACATTTTGTAAATAAAGAAAAAAGAATACCTAAGGCAAATAGATTATCACATCATAGTGATTATAGAACATCTCCAAAAGAGTGGATAGGACAAGCATTCATAGATGAAGCAGAATATATCAAAGAAACAGCTCCAATCATATACGAAAATGAATATTTAGGATTAGAGACAGGAGATGGAGGAAATGTATTTGAAAATCTCGAATTAAGAGAGATTACAGATGAAGAAATTTCTCATTTTGATAGGCTATATAAGGGTATTGACTGGGGTTGGTATCCTGATCCATTTGCATATAACAATATGCATTTTGATATGGCAAGAAGGACCTTATATATATTTGATGAGTTAAGATGTAATAAAACATCAAATGAAAAGACATGGAAGTTGTTGCAAGAAAAAGGAGTAACAAATAGTGATTTAATAACAGCAGATAGTGCTGAAAATAAATCTATAGGAGATTACAAAAGTTATGGAGCATTTATAAGAGGAGCTGAAAAAGGACCTAATAGCGTTGAATACAGCATGAAATGGTTGGCTAGTTTAAATAAAATAATAATAGACCCAAAAAGATGCCCAGGAACAGCCATAGAATTTAGTGAATATGAGCTAGAAAAAGACAAAGACGGTAACATTATTACAGGCTATCCGGATAAAAACAATCACAATATCGATTGCGTTCGCTATGCATTAGAGTCTGTATGGAAAAAGAGAGGACAATAAAATGTTTGAAAGAATAGTAAATTTTATTAAAGGAGCAATAAATAAGATGTTTAATACGACAGACATAGCAAAAGATTTTAATATAGACATATCAACGAGTGATGAGGTGTTATCTGCTATTGAAAGATGGTCTAGCATTTATAACGGTAGGGCACCTTGGTTAAATGAAGAGGTAAAATCACTACACGTTGCAAAAATAATATGTGAAAAAGTTGCAAAAGCTGTAACAATAGAACTTAAAACAAAAGTTGATGACAAAGAAATAGATAAGATATATCAAAGATTTATTAAAAATATAAGAACTAATACAGAATATGCGTTAGGTAAAGGCGGAATGTTTTTTAAACCGTTTTATAGCAACGGAAAAATTAAGGTTAGTTGTATTCAAGCAGATAAATTTATACCTACAAAATTTGATAGCACTGGCGAATTGCTAGGAGCTATTTTTATTGACCAAATTACAAGAGGAAAAGATGTTTACACTAGGCTTGAATATCAAGAATTGGAAGATACTGCACTTAAAATTAAAAACAAAGCATATAAAACTACAGTACATAATTCTAACATATTAGGTACTCAGATTATGCTTTCACAAGTGCCAGAATGGACAAATATTCAAGAAGAGATACAGATAAACGATGTTAATAGATTATTAGGCGGTTATTTTAAGATACCGATTGCAAATCCCATTGACAATACTAGTCCTGTGGGTGTTGCAATATTTGCAAATGCTATTGATACATTAGAAGAAATAGACAAACAATTCAGCAGGACTTTATGGGAATATGAAGGCTCTGAACTTGCTGTTGATGTAGATGCAACAGCATTTACAAAAGACAAAAACGGAAATGATATATTACCAAAAGGAAAAGAAAGACTATATAGAAAGTTAGACTTTGGAGACGAAAGTAAGTGGAACGTATTTAGTCCTCAAATAAGAGATACAGCATTATTTAATGGATTAAATGAATGGTTAAGACAATGTGAGAGTCAATGTGGTTTAGCATTTGGGACTATATCTAAAATAGAAAATATTGAAAAGACAGCAACAGAAATCAAATCAAGCAAACAAGATTACTATGTAACTGTATCAGATATTCAAGGAGCATTGCAAACAGCATTAGAAGATTTGATTTATAGCATAGATATTTTAATGAGCTTGTATGGAATAAAACACAAAGTAGGGGCAACTACAAATTTTGATTGGGACGATAGTATTCTAGTTGATAGTGAAAAGAAACAATCACAAAGTTTAATAGAAAGAAATGCAGGTTTAATAGATGACATAGAATACTTTGTACAAACGAGAGATTATTCAGAAGAAGAAGCAATAGAATACGTAAATAAAATGCGAGAACGAAGTAAAGAACAAATACCTAACGATGTGCAAGAGGAATAGTTTATGATAGAAAATAAAATACAAAGTGCAATAAAGCCTATTATAAGTATATATTCTAAAATAGAACTAGAACTAATAGAGAAAATTGCAGAGCATTTTAATATAAATGAAGAATTTATTAACAGTGATTATTGGTATTTTGAAAAGCTAAAAGAACTTGGAGGACTAAACAGTGAAACATTAAAACTATTAGAAGAATATACTGGAAAAACAAAAAAAGAATTAGCAAAAGCAATGAAAGATATAGGCATAAGCTCTATACCTGTTGATCAATTAAATATATCAACACAAAAAAATGCTTTATTAAATCCAGAAGCAATAATAAATAGTGTAAATATACAAAATATAATACAATATAGTTATGATGAAATAGAAAAATTATTCTTAAATCTAAACAAAACCATACAAGAACAAGTAAGGAAAACTTATACAGATATAATAACAGAAACATACATAAAAACAAATGCAGGTGTTTGTAGTTATCAGGAGGCAATATTAGACAGTTTAGACAAGTTAGGCGACAAAGGCATATCTATACTTACTTACCAAGACAAAAACGGCTTAATAAAGAATTATGATGTTGTAGGAACAGTAAGAAGAGATTTATTAGTAGCAACAAGAGGACTAGCAGGGAAAGTAAACGAAGAAGTAATAAAGGAAAGTGGCAATCACATTGTAAGAGTTACTAATCACTTTGGAGCTAGAATTGGAGATGGCGGAGAAGATTATACAAATCATGCATGGTGGCAAGAACTTCAATTCTTCTGCTGGGATTATGATGGAAAGGCCACAGAAGAAGAAAAGAAACTTCCTGATTTCATAAAACATTGTAATTATGGAGATGTTCAAGGTATAGTAGGTATCAACTGCAAACATTTATTTACAGTGTGGTATGGTTCAACTAAAAAAGAAGATTTAGGATTTACTTACGATGAAAACAAGGAAGAATATGAAAAATCACAGAAACAAAGATATTTGGAAAACGGCATTCGTAAGTGGAAAAGAAAACAAGTAATTGCAAACAAAGTACAAGACGAAGAAGGCTATAAAAAGTCAAGTATAAAAACTAAAGAATGGCAAGATAAATTAAATACATTTACAGAAGAAAACAAATTAAAGAGAGATTATACAAGAGAACATATAAAAGGATATAAAGATGTAAAAATAAAAAATAAAGATAACAAATATGTAGATATAACCGAAGAAACTTTAAGTAAAGGTAAACAAAAATATAAATTAACAGAACAGCAATATTATATTGATGAAGATGGAACCAGGTATAATGTAGATAATAAATATGTAATATTAAAGCCAACCGAAAGAGAAAAAGAAGTAGCTAATATGTTAGGAGAGCTATATGGTGGAAAAATAAAAATAATACCAAGAGTGAATGAGCCTAAAAACATAAAAACACCTGATTACATAGTAAAAAATAGAAGATATGATCTAAAACAAATTAGTGGCAATGGAAAATATGTAATACAAGGAAACCTAAAAGGAAAACAAAAACAAGCTGATAACTTTGTCATAGATATAACAAAATCAGAAATGAGCATAGATGAAGCTATTAGACAAATAGAGAATATTTATAATTCAAAACATTTCTTGTGGCTAGATAGAATAATTTTGCTTAAAGATAAAGAGTTTTTAAAGATATTTAAGAGAAAATAGAAAGAAGTCAACTGCGAACCTAGAGGTTCTCAACTGACTTCTTTTAATAATATTATTAACTTAATTATACTATAAATTAGGCTAATAATCAATAGTTTATTCAAGAAATTGTAAAATATTCATTGTCCGAAATGACGAAAAACTATAAATAAGATAATTAGTAGACTTTCAAATATGAAGGTCTATTATTTATATCCAAAATCGACTATATGCAGGTCGTGAACAAGTGCATAACTACACCGTGATGAAAAACACGTAAAAGTTCGTAGTAGGAGAAAGGAATAAAATGAAAAGAAAATTTTTAGAAGATTTAGGACTTGAGACAGATGCCATTGAAAAAATAATGGCAGAAGCAGGAAAAGATGTAACATCTTTAAAGGCAAGAGTAGATGACTTAACAGAACAAATAAATGTTAAAGACACTACTATTTCAGAAAAGAACAACAAAATAGCTGAACTTGAAAAGGTAGACGTCGAAGCTATTAAGAATGCTGAGTATGAAAGAGGTAAGACAGAAGGCTCTAAGGAAATTGAAATTTTCAAGAAGCAAAATGCTTTAGACAAAGCTTTATCTAAGTATAAAGCCAAAGATACTAGTATTTTAAGTAAAATGCTAGATATGGAAAAGGTTAAATATAATGACAAATTTGAAATCGTAGAAGGATTAGAGGACCAAATAAACTCTATCAAAGAAAGTCACGATTATTTATTTGACAATGATAAAACCTTACCAACATTTTCAGGACCTACTCCAGGTCCACAAAGTAAAGTAAGTGGAGACCCAAATCAAATGGACTACAACACATACAAACAATGGAGAAAACAAAATAATTAAAAAGAAAGAGGAATGAAATATGGGAAATCAAATATTAACACCACAAATAATTGCAAATGAAGCATTAATGGTATTGGAATCAAATTTAACTATGGCTAATTTAGTTCATAGAGATTATTCAAAGGAGTTCGTACAAGTAGGCGATACTATAACAGTAAGAAAGCCAAGCAAATTTGTTGCTAAGAACTTTATAGGAGAAACAGAGGAGCAAAACTTATCAGAAGGTTCTGTTCCTGTTAAACTAGACAGATATAGAGACGTTACAATTCCTGTAACATCAAAAGAAATGACATTAGACATAAAAGACTTTAGTGAGCAAGTAATAACGCCAGCATTAAGTGCAATCGCTCAAGCTGTAGATGTTGACTTGTTAACAGTAGGAATTGAAAAAGCTGGTTCTAAAGTATCTGTATCAGCAACACCAGTTATAGGAGATATTGCTAATGTTGCAAAAGCATTAGATAAAAAGAAAGCCCCAAGAGATAACAACAGAAATCTAGTTTTATCTGTAGATACTTTATATAAATACAATACTTTAGATAACTTTGCTAAAGCATGTTACAAAGGAGATAGTGAAGCTCTAAAAGAAGCTGAAATCGGAAAAGTGTATACAATGAACTCATTTATGAGTCAAAATACACCAGAAAATGCTTCAGCAACAGCTGGAACTGCTACTGCTTACAAAGTAAAATGCACAAAAGGTGCTACTCAATTTACTGTATCAGATGGTAGTGCAAAAGCTGGCACAATTAAAGCAGGAGACAAGTTAATTGTAAATGGTTACTTGTTTGAAGTAGCAGAAAACGTTACTTTAGCAGAGGGTGCAGGAACACTAAAAGTAACTGAAAAAATACCATTTACAATTGAAACACCTGTAAGTGCAATGCTTATAAATAAAGCTCACTCTTTAGGCTTCCATAGAAATGGACTAGCTTTAGTAACTAGACAACTAGAATTACCACAAGGAGCAGCTAAAGCAGCGATTGCTTCAGCAAATGGATTAGCTGTTAGAGTTGTATTCGATTATGATTCTAAAACAAAAACTGACAAAGTTTCTTTTGATATTATCTACGGTGTAAAAGACTTAGATGATGATTTACTAGTAGACTTTGCATAGAAAGGAAAAGGGCATGATAAATTATACTGATTATGATTTTTATAAAGATACATATATGGGCAACATGCCCGAATCCGATTTTGATAAAATGGTAATAAGAGCAAGTGCAGAAGTACGTAAAAACATCTTTGATAGAGATATAACAAACTACAAAGAAGAAGTACAAATGGCCACTTGCTCTGTTGCTGATATATTGTTAAAAATCGAGCAATTAGAATCAAGGAAAGACAAGTTGGTAAGTAGCAATGCTGTTGATAAAATTGTTTCTAGCGAAAGTGTAGGCGATTTATCGAGAACATTTGCTAATACGACTAACTTAACTGATCTAGAAAAAGAAATTTCTAACCAGAAAAATAAGATACTAGAAGAGATTAGATTGCACCTATTACATACAGGCTTGTTATACAGAGGTGTTTGATATGGAAGATATGTTTAATAAAGATATAACAGTAATAAATCAACACATAGATGCGAATCATAAAAAGACATACAAAGTAAGCTATGTAAAAGGATTTTGGAGTTCTAATGATGGAGTATCCATAAATGGAACACAGTTAACGAAAAATGATGGTTTGTCTGCAAGGATACTAATGAATGATAGCAGAAATGAAAAATATCAAAAGCCAGAAGAGTTCAAAAAAGAGCAAAAAACGTGGACGTTACAAAACGATGATTACCTAGTAAAAGGCAAGGTAGCAGATTTTACTACAATAACAAAATTATTAGAAAATTATCGAGAAGTAATAAAGATTACGAATATTGCCATTAAAGACTATGGGTCAGAAGATATGTGGCACTTTGCTATAACAGGAGCTTAATATGAAGCTAGATTATATAACGGCTTTTAGTGGTATTCAAAAGAAACAAATTATTGATAAATACGGACTTGAAAATGGAAGAACACAACGAGTTATTGACAGTGCTTTTATGGGATATTTAGATAAATATATGCCAGCGGACAGCAATCAGATGATAACAAGTATGTACAATTCAACAAAAGTAGGAAGTGGAGAAATCAATATAAATACACCTTATGCACATTATCAACACGAAGGCGAGAAATATGTTGACCCTAAATATAAAATAGGAGCCTTCCACGACCCAGTGAGTGGGAGATATTGGAGTAGACCTGGAATTAAGAAAGTTCCGAGTGGACAAAAACTTAATTACCATGGTGGAGCATTAAGGGGAGACCACTTCGTAGAACGTATGTTGTCGGACCATTTTGAAGACATACTAAATGCAGGTCAAAAGGAGATAAATAAATGAGTAAAGCAATGATTGATATAGTAAGAGATTATATTAGTAAATGTCCTTACTTAAAAGAATATGCTGAATTAAATGTGGAATACTTAACTGATAATGTGGAAACGTATTCAATAAATGAGAATGCTGGATATGATCCAGTAATTCAAAGATATATGATAGGTGCTGATTATCAGTTTCTATTTACGTTTGACAGCAAGCTTCATTGGAACGAAGATATCCAAAACAATATAGATAATTCAAAGTTCTTCGAGAGCTTTAAAAATTGGTTAGAAAAAAATAATAATAATAAAATGTATCCTGAAATAGAAGGAATATATGAAATTGGAGCGACGACAAATGGTTATATATTTGCTACAAATGCAAACGAGGCTATTTACCGAATCCAATGCTATTTAAAATATTACAAGGAGGATTAAATATGGCAACTAAGAAAAAAACGGTCGCAAATGAAACTCCAAACAAAATTAGTTTATTAAATTTAGAAAGTGAGGAAAAAACAATGGCTGATACAGAAGTAAAATTAGAGAGATTAAATAATATGGCTAAAGTCAATTTCTTAAATACAACACCAACTGGAACAAGCAAGACTTGGTCAATTCTTGGAAAAGGTATTACTTCCAAAGGGAACAGTTATGGGGCTAAAACAACAGACGAACATTGGATAGTTGAGGACAACGAAAGACATTCTGTTGATGGTTATGCTCTAGGTTCTGATATAGAACAAATAGCTCTTAAAGGAGATCCAGTATTTACATATATTGATGATTTAATGTTCAAAATGAAAAAAGGAACAGACTTAGAAACAGAATTACTTGAAGTATTTAAGTATAGAGTGACTGAAACAGACTCTACACCAAAATATGATGCAAGACTGTTTAAATGTTTAATAGTTCCTGATACAGATACACTTGAAGGCGGAACTGCATTAAAAATAAAATACAAAATCCAAATACAAGGAGATCCAACATTTGGAACAGTTACATTTACAAGTGGTGTGCCAACATTTGCAGAAGCAACAGCATAGACAATGTAAAGTTTTGTCGAATTTTGTCGATGAAAAGTACCTTCTAATATATTGATTTTTGTCGATTTGTGTAATATACTGTCCTTAAATAAAAAAGGAGGTGTATTTATGGAAGAAACAAGAAAAAGTGGATTTGGAACAGCGAGTTTAGTGTTAGGAATCATTGCAATTTGTTTTTCATTTATTCCGGTTATTAGTTATTTTTCGTTTATTTTGGGGATACTAGCAATAGTATTTTCGGTTGTTTCATTGTGTAAGAAAGCTAGTAAAGGATTAGCAGTTGCAGGATTAATATTATCAATAATTGCTGTAATTATGGCTTACAGTATGCATCAAGGTATAAAAAATGTTGCAAAAGAGGTAAGCGGAGCACTAAACGAACTTTCTAATATTACAACAGAAGAAAATATCCAGGATGAAAAAGCAACATTGGAAAAGTTCAATAAAATCTCAACAGGAATGACATATCAAGAAGTAGTCGATATTATGGGAGAAGAAGGTACACTATCAACAGAAAGTTCATACGGTTCACAAACAATGCAAGTATATAGTTGGAGTGCTTCGAATGGAATAAGTAATGCAACCGTATCATTTATGAATGGTAAAGTTAGCGGAAAAAGTCAAATAGGACTAAAATAAAACAAAAAACACTTGCGAAAGCAGGTGTTTTTATTGTGTAAAAAAAAGATAATGTAACTATAAACACATTACCTAAGTGATAAAAATTTATTTTTGATAGATATATTATATCACACTAAGACTGTTTTTTCAATATTGAGAAAACCAGTCTTTTTTATTATGGAGGGAATATGGAAAATATTAGATTAAAAAAAGACAATATTTTTAGAGTAGGGATACAAGATCAAGACGGAAATGATACAGGAAACATTCTTGAGTTTGACTTGGAAGATTTAGAGCTTCCTTTCAAAGCGCAAGAAGCAGAATATCAACATAAAAAGAATATAGAAAAATTAAAAGCAGATTTTGTTTTAGCGGATAAAAAGCCAGAGAAAAAAGGTAAGAAATTAATGAGCTCTAGAGAAGAAGAAAAGTTAAGAGCATTACGAGAATTTTATTCTCAGGAAGAAAAAGCTCTTGACTTATTTTTAGGAGAAGGTGGAACACGCAAACTTTTAAATGGAAGAAAACCTTATTATGAGATGTTTGATGACATTCTAGAATATTTAGAGCCTATTGTTCCTAAATTAGAGTTGCACAAAGAAGATATTGTTGAGAAGATAAAGAAAAAATACAGTTCAAAAAAAGAGGATAATGTAATTGAATAATCCAGAGTTTGTTAAGGTAAAAAATAAGAAATATAAGATAAACACAGATTTTAGAGTAGCAATAGAATGTAATGAAATATCGTTAAGTGACAATATAAACAGCTACGAAAAATCTCTTGCAATTATTTATTTGCTGTTTGGAGAGGTTGGATTAAACGATACTGATAATTATGAACAACTATTAAAATTAGCTTACAAATATCTTAATTGTGGAATTGAACAAACAGACTGTGAAGAGGAACCTGATATGGATTTTGTCAAAGACAAAAAACTCATAGAAAGTAGTTTTAAGTATGATTATGGATATAATCCTTATCAAATGAAATATTTACATTGGTGGGACTTCTATAATGATGTATGCAATTTATCAAATAGTGAATTTGGTAGTTGTTGTGTATTAAGCAGAGTTCGAACTCTAAGAACTTATGATACATCCCAAATTAAAGACATTGCAACAAGAGAAAAAATAGAAAGAGCAAAAGAACAAGTTGCTCTAAAAAAAGTTATAGATAACAGAACTGACGAACAAAGAAGATTAGACGAACTCTTCGAGAAACAATTGAGAGGAGAGTGATAATATGGTAGATGGATATCTTAAAATAAAAACAAAATTAGATAATAGTGAAGTAGATGCGGATGTATCAGAGTTAGAAGATAAGTTAAAAGGAATGAAAATAGATAATCAACTTGAAGATTTAGAAAAACAGTTAGATTTAGCAGGAAAAGAAGTTGAAATAAAATTAACAGCAAAAAATGAAGCAGAACAAGAATTAACAAATACAGCTCAAAAGGTTACTGAATTAACGAATTTGTACGAAGAATTGAAACAAAAGAAACAACAGTACGATTCGATAGTATCTAGACTTCAAGAAGGAGAACATTTAACTGAAAATGGAACTCAAGTATATAAAAATCTGGAACAGCAAGTAAGTCAAATGGAAAGCATTAGACAAGAAGCATTAAACTTGATAAATTATTATGAAAAAATGCAAAAGCAGGTCCAAAAAACTAATACGGAATATGATAAATCACTCAATAAAGTAACGAAACTAAAAAATAAAATAGATGAAATAAATTTAAAGAAAAATATAAACGAAAGTAAGCAATTAAGTGAGAATATAGAAGAAACAACTGGATCATCTAATAAGTTTGGCAAAACGTTAGATAGCTCATTAAGAAAAATAGGACGAATGGTATTAGGAATATTTAGCATCAGAAGTGCTTACGGTGCTCTTCAAAGAGCCTCTAGTACATTAGCACAATACGATAAAAAATATGCAAGTAATTTAGAATATATTAGATATATATTAGCTCAAACTCTTGCACCTGTTCTTCAATGGGTATTAGGACTAGTCGAAAAATTATTAGGATACATCAATTATTTGGCGAAAGCTTGGTTTAATGTATCGTTATTTAGTAAAAGTAGTGCCAAAAATTTTATGGATGCGCAAAAAAGTACATCTAAAATGAAAAAAGATTTACAATCAACAGGCTTCGACGAACAGACAGTATTACAAGATACGTCGGATACAGGAGCTAGCGGAGGAATAGCAATGCCAACGCTTGACTTTGAAAATGTTGAAATTCCAGAATGGCTAGTAAAATTCAAAGAATTTTGCCAACCTGTGATCGATTTTTTTAATAAGATTATAGAAAAATACGGACCAGTTAAAGGTGGAATAATAGCTATTGTTGGTGCCCTTGCGGGACTTTTTATTTTAAAAGGTATAATAAGCTTAATAAAAAATTTGGGGAAAGCTACTGTAGGAATTAGTGCAGACTTTACTGGATTCCTTAATTCATTAGGGAAAGCAACTGAAATCATTGCAGTGTTGGGAGGTTTAGCACTTGTAATTACTTCTATAACAGGACTAATAGATACATTTTCACAAAGCGGGATGACTTTAGGAGAAACTGCTGGTTTACTAGGAATCGTATTGGGAGAATTAGTAGTAACTTTTATATTGCTTGCTGGAGCAATGCAATTACTGACATCATCATGGCAATCGATAGCAGGAGCAATCGTAATATTTGGAGGTCTAGCGTTAGTATTAGTAACTGTTACAAATTTGATTGATACATTCTCAAAAAGTGGAATAACACTAAATGATGTAATAGGTTTAATGGCGACTATTCTAATAAGTGTCGTAGCTTTGATGGGAGCTGTTGCTTTGTTAGGACCAGCAATGACAGCGGGATTAGTGCCTTTTGTTGTGGTAATAACTGGAATAAGTGTACTTTTGGCTGTAGTGGCAGCAACATTACCGACAATATTAGATGCTTGTGCTAAATTTATGAACGATACAGCACCAGTAATCATAGCGTTAATAATTACAATGAATGAATGTTTAAATAATACAATCAGAATATTAGGAGAGGTTTTACCACCTATTATTAAGTCGATAGGTTCTTTATTTAATTCAATATTCAACGGAATATCTAATGTTGTTACAAGTGTAGGAAATACCGTCTCTAAAATTGTGACTTCTATGGGAAATGCTGTTGTGTCAATATTTGAGGCAATAAGAAGAATTATTCAACAGGTCGGAGATACAATAACTCAAGTTGCTACTAGCATAATTTGGTTTATAAATGCTCTAGGACCAGCAATTAATAATTTTGTTGATAACACGATAGTAGCGATTACAAAATTAGTAAATTTCGTGGTTAGTGCTGTTGAATATTTAGTTAATACTGCCTTAGGAGGACTAAACGGAGTTATATCAACAATAAACAAAGTTCCAGGAGTGAACTTCCCTAGGATCAATTCTGTGTACATACCTAGATTTAGACCTAGATTAGCAACTGGTGGTATAGTAAATATGCCAGGAAGAGGAGTTGATATAGGAGGAGCAATAGCAGGAGAAGCAGGAAAAGAAGGAGTACTTCCACTAACAAATCCACAAGCTATGTCAGAATTAGGAAGAGAAATAGGAAAATGGATAAATGTCAACAATGTTTTAAATAATTATATGGATGGAAGACTAATTCAAAGAAGCATGAATAAAAGAAATCAAGAATTAGCTTTTGCTACTAATGGGAGGTAATTATGCTAATAGATAAAGATAGTTTAGAAATTGACGGAATAAAAATGGCTCAATATTTAACAGAAGCAAAATTCGGGTATCATAAAATATGGGGTAAAGATACTGGAAGGTCTTTATCTGGCGACAATTCTGGAACACTTAAGGGCATATACCCTAAAATAACAATGACATTTAGAAGAATGAATGATGAAGAGGTAGGCGTAATCCTATCTCTTTTTAATAAGGCTGAGAACAAAGTAACATTTTATAATCCTGATATAAAGAAAAAAATAATAAATATGTCGTGTTATTCTAATGATCAAGAATATTCACAAAAATATCTAGGAAAAATAGAAGGCTATAGTAGTGCAGTGATATCAAATAAAAAAAGGGAGTATTATGAATGATAAATGTAGATGATAATTTTAAAATTGATATACGAACTTATGGTAGACAATTTGATGTAAAGCTAAAAGCCAATAATGAAGATTTAAGTGAGGACGACTTGAATTATATCAAGCCGTCTTTCAATACTTCATTGTTTAAAACGATTATGCATCAAATTGAAATAGATTCTAATGTATACATACCAAACAAAACGAAAATAACTGGAAAGATTGGCGTCAAAGTAAACGAAAAAACTTATAACTACATAGACTTGAATACTTACTATGTTAAAAGCTGTGAAAGGCAAGAAGATACTAATTCGTATAGGATTTTAGCCTACACTAAAATGCAAGAGGCAATGATAGACAACGAATTAACTCTTACAGATAAACTTACTGTTAGAAACTACCTAATTGCGATATGTCAAAAATTAAACTGGAATACAACTAACATACCAGAAGCCTTTATAAATTCAAATCAATTAGTAGATCCGATTTTGCATGAAGGTATAGGTTATACATATAGAGATATTCTTGATGAAATTGCTACAATAACTTGTAGCTTTTTATTATTTAAAGGGGAAAGTTTATATCTAATTTATCCAACAGAAACTAATCAAAATATAGATGAAAGTTATTTAGATGAAGACAATATTACAATCGGAGAAAAGTATATAATTAATTCTTTAGTATTTAGCAGAGCCGAAGAAAGCGACAATATATATAGAAAAGACAATGAAAGCATTGCCACTAACGGATTACACGAATACAGAATATCAGATTGCCAATTATTGAGCACAAATGATAGATCAGATTATATTGACGCAATGTTTAATTATCTGAAAACACTAGAGTTCTATATCTTCGATGTAAAAAGTAAAGGAATATTGTTTTTAGAGGCTTGTGACATATTTAATTTTGTGTTAAATGAGGTAACGTATAAAACAATTCTATTGAACAATGAAATAGAGCTAGAAGATGGACTTACCGAAAAATTGTATACTGATGAGCCAGAAGAAACAGAAACAGAGTATAAATATGCGGATAGTACAGACAAGAAGATAAATAAAACATACATCTTAGTAGACAAACAAAATCAAAAAATAAAACAGCTAGTTAATGAAACCACAGACCACGAAGAAAAGATAACTCAAGTAGAACAAGATGTAGACAGTCTTAAACAAAAAGTATCTCAAGTGGCAGATTTAACGAGAGAAATAACCGGGACGAAAACAGTAACATTAACTGACTGTATTGCTGGAAATCTATTAGAACTTCATATTTACGGTAATAACAGAGTTTTTAAATATCAGACATTGAGTGATGATTTATACTTAAGCGACGACTTATATCTAGGCAAAGATACAGGTATCTTAGTTGTAACTGATGAGAATAATAATTCAATAGAATATAATTTGTTGGTCCCTGAAGTATTAAGATCAAATGGTACAACATGCGATGAATATGTGCTAAAAAATGGAACAGCAAAAATTATTAGAAGAATTAATAAAGATGGAACAATAAAGGCTAATGAAGAAGTAGAAAATTTAGGAGAATTTCTGATTCCTTTACTTAAAGGAGAGAATACATTAGAAATCAAAGATTATACCGCGAAGATAAATGCAAAATGGGCAGTACAGAGTAATTTGACAGATACATTTGCCACTCATGTAGAAGTAGAAACAAAATTAGAGCAAACATCTACAAATATAATGACAGAAGTAAACAAAAAAGTTGATGAAGAAGAATTTGGAACAAAAGTAGAACAAAATTTCGAACATGTTAAAATAGCTTGGAACAAAATAGCAGAATACATACAAATGATGTTAATAAAGAATAATGCAAGTTTTGCAGTCTTAGATGACAACAAAAAAGTTCTAATGTATTTAGATAAAGAAGGACAACATTTTTGTGAAAGTGATGGTACTACGGTATTTGGCGAGATGGGTGTCAATAAAGAGAATAGCAACAGTTACATTAGTTTTTCTGTGGAAGGCGAATACAATCAAGACATAAACAATGGAATGGCTTGGGGAATAAAGACGACAGACGGCAAATTTCATCCAATATTATACCTTAAAGACTTTCATATGGGAGCTGAAAACGCAGACGATTTCTTTGGAAAACTTGTATTAAATTATTGTGACTTGGTTTTGGCTGGAATGGAAAGTGGAATACAAAGTGGCAATGTAAGAATGTATGGCAATGCGTTTAATGGGATAACATTTGAGGACAGTAATTCGGGAAAAACAATAATGTCAATTATTCCAGAGGGCGACACCTCTTATGGAGCATTTAATATACTAAATGCGATAAGTTTTTATCGTAATGTTGGAGGAAGCAATAGTTTTAAAGTTGGAAATGGTAATAAATATGTACTGATGCAAGATGACGGAAGTTTTCACGTAATGGGAGGAGCAGTTTTATTAGGAAATAGCTCTAACAAGGTAAGTTTTGACGTATATGTTCGAAGTACCGCTAATATTTGGGGAAACTTGAATGTAGAAGGAAATGTATATGCAGACAATATATCGTCAGACAGAAGAATAAAAGGCAATATTAAAGACTGTACAACTTCAGCATTAGACATCATCGAGAAGATTCAACATAAAGAATTTGACAAGAAAGATGATGGTAAGCATTATAAAATAGGCTATATAGCACAAGATATGGAACAAATAGATCCTAATTTTGTTATAAAAAGACCTGAAGACAAAGATAGAAATATAGAAGAAAGATATTACATTAACGAATTGCCGATAATTGCTACATTGACAAAGGCAATACAAGAACAACAAGAGATAATAGAACAAATGCAAAAAAGAATAAATGAAATGGAGGACAGAATAAATGGAAAAAATTAATTTTCAGAACGATGTTACTAAGCTAAACAAAGAAACTTTTGATACATTTCAAGATAATATAGCTTCTGCAATAAACAATAATATTGAACATAAATATCAACTTAAAATTACATCTGCAATTGTTGCAGGTACAGAAGTAACAATACCTTGTTATTATAAGGCCGGACAAGCTGTTCTAGATGTGTATTTGAATGGTGAACGACTATTGTTGAGCACTGACGAAAGTGGAACAGATGGACACTATCAAGAAGTTGGAACTGCAGATAGTATATCTAATAAGATTAAGACAACGACAGATTGGTCTCTTGAAGCTGATGATGTATTAGATTTCGTAGTAAGGGGGGATTATAGTGCAACCGTTTAAACAAATATTAAAAAGAATATATCCTGTTGGTAGCATTTACATGTCAGTTAATAACACGAACCCTTCTAATCTATTTGGAGGCACTTGGGTCGCTTGGGGTGCTGGAAGAGTGCCAGTTGGAGTAGATACTACACAAACTGAATTTAACACAGTACAGAAAACTGGCGGTTCTAAGACGGCAAATATTTCACATACGCATACAATAGCAAGTCATAATCACGGAGGGAATACTGGTAGCACCGCATTAACAGTAAATCAGATACCTTTACATTCGCACGATTTAGGCGTAAAAGTGACGACTAATAACGGAGATTCTTCAGCTGAAGCGGATCAAATTACCGTTAATTGGTCGAACGCTAAACATTTTAGCGAGTATAACGGTGGTAAAACTGGTGGAGGTCAAGGGCATACTCATACAATTTCTGCATCAGGGCAACAAACAACAAGTTCTGCAGGTTCTACTTCATTATCATTGCTACAACCATATATAACATGTTATATGTGGAAAAGAACAGCATAAAAGAAAGGAAGATAAAAAGATGGTACAAATAATAATTGCCTTAATTACAGCTGGGGCAACGATAATAAATACTTTTATTAGCAAGAATACGAGCAAAAAAGTTGAAACAATACAAGAGCTAAAAAGAGACATAAAAAAAGACTTAGATTCAGTTAAATATGAGAATGATAAAACATATTTAACTGATTTTTTGTCAGAGGTAGAAGCAAAACAACCAAAAACAGAAATACAAAAAAGAAGAGCTTATGAAATATATGAGGAGTATACAAAACTTAATGGAAATTCGTACATTCATAATAAATGGGAAGAACTTGTTAAGAAGGGAGTGTTGTAAATGAAAGAAAAATTAGCAAAATTAATTAATGTGAAAAGCATAGTAACAATATTGTTAACATTAGTTGTATGTTACCTATCAATCGCAAAAGGTTTTGATATTAAAGAAATTTATTTAATGATAATTGCATTCTATTTTGGAACGCAATTAAAAGAAAATAAAAATGAAAGTGAGGAAAAATAAATGGAAATAATAGAAACTAATTTACAATTTAATAGTAATCACTCTCCGATGAAAAAGGTTGAAGGAATAGCTCTTCATCACTCTGGAGTGACGGTACTTCAAAGTGTTGAAGTAATACATAATTACCACAAAAGCAAAGGATGGGCAGGAATTGGATACCACTACTATGTAAGAAAGGATGGTTCTGTATATAGAGGCAGACCAGAAAATATGGCAGGAGCGCATTGCCCTGGTGTAAATAGTATAAGTATAGGAATTTGTGCAGAAGGTAACTTTAGTGAAGAAACTATGTCGAATGTGCAAAAACAAGCCTTAATAGAACTAGTAAAAGACATTAAATCAAGATATGATATTAAATGGATAAAAGGACACAGGGAGATAACATCTACAAGTTGTCCAGGAGATAACTTCCCATTAGAAGAAATAAAAAATGTAATTGCAAGTGTAGAGACGCCACAAACAACAAACTCAATAGAAGAATTAGCACAAAAAGTAATTGCAGGAGAATATGGCAATGGAGAAGAGAGAAAACAAAAACTTGGCTCGTTATATAATGAAGTACAAAACAAAGTTAATGAAATTCTATCTGGCAAATCATCTACAACTAAAAGCAATGAAGAATTAGCTAATGAAGTTATTGAGGGAAAATGGGGGAACAACCCTGAACGAAAACAAAAACTATTAGAAGCGGGATATAACTATGATGCTATTCAAAAATTAGTAAATCAAAAATTAAAATAAGCTAAGGTAAGTCAGTTTTGGCTTACCCCTTTTTTTATGCTTAAAATGGCTGTTTTCAAGGCATAAAAGTATATGTCTTAAAAATAAAAACGCCTTAAATCGCAACCTCGTGAGCCGATTTTTTGGCTATTTTAAGGGAAAAATCGAAATTCAGTAGTTTAAAAGAATTAAACAAAAAGTGTTGACTTTTTCTATATTAATGATAATATTATTGTACATCATAATAAACATTTTGATTTTATGTTAATTTTGTGATATAATAATATATGGAGGAGATTATTATGGATAAAGAAAAAAGAATTTATTACACAAATGCAACAGGAGTGGAAGTAACAGGAATAGATATAAAGTTAAATATAGATTACAAAAGTAAAGATGAAACACTTAATTTATGTGATATCGTTTTCAGCCCAGAACAAGCAAAACTAACTAGTATAATGTTGAATAAAGCAATTGAAGAATACGAAAAGAGAAATAGAAAGATAAATATAGATATAAAAGCAATAAATAAGAGTGAAGGGGAAAACGAGAATGGAGGAGAAAGAGAATAAACTTGTATTCGAAACAGTAAGTGCTGTAAATGAAATAACAGTAGAACTAACGATGGAGAAGTTTAATAATCATATAATTGTTAATCATCCAGAGATGCAAGGACACGAAAAAGAAATAGAGGAAACCATTAAAAAACCTACAATAGTATATAAAGCAAAAACTTTTCCTGAAAAAAGGTTACATTTTATTAGAAAGACGAATAAAAAAGAAATTTCTCAGTACAATAATGTAATAGTTGAATATAATGATAATAACAAAAGAAGTGCACATGTTACTACAAGTTTCTACTCTGATGAAATAGGTAAAGGAGGTGGCGACTGTGTCTACTTTAACTACAACAATAATATCTAATTATGACAAGGAAGATGATATTCTGTATTTAAGCATAGGAAAACCAACGCCATCGATTACAAATGAAATAGAAGAAGGAATATTAATCCGAAAAGACATAAAGACTAAAAAAATTGTGGGCGTTACTATATTAGATTATAAGTATAGAAAAAACAAAAAGATGAAAATAAATCTTCCGAAAGAATTTAATTTAGATGAAGTGAAAGTTTAAAAAAGGCTAGCAATAGTCTTTTTTTGCACGATTCGACAGATTTCGCATAGTATATTTGCTATAATAGAATTAGGAGGGACAAGCTATGGAAGAAGTAAAAAAGCTTGAACTTAAGATAAAGAACAGTAACAGTTGTGAAGAGATCATAGAGCAAAGTCGCAAGATAGATAAGTACATAGATAAAATAATTGAGGGAGCATTATAGCTTCCTCATATCTATATTAATAAGTAAATCTATTATCTGGCTAATTTCCAACGCCTCAGGCGAATTTATGCCGTACTTTTCCATTCGCCTATACATTTCTTTCTTCAATTTACTTAACTCAATGTCAGAATAAAACAAGTCTTTGACGTCTACATTTAATGCAGTAGCAATAGAATAAAGAGATGACAATGTAGGATTTACACGTTTATTGTTCTCTAAGTTGCTTAAATATGTGCGTGATATATCTGTCATATGACTTAATTTTCTTATACTTATATTTTGATTCTCACGAATTTTCTTAATATTAAATACAATCATAAAATACCTCTTAAATTAGTATCTTATAATTGTACAATTTTTATACATTAAAGAAAAGATGCAACTCACAGAGGACATTTTTGTCGAACGATTTTTCTTGACTTTGTCGAATTTTGTTATATAATTTAGATAAAGAAAAAAAGAAACGCGTTTCTCCACAAAAAGGGAGAAGAAAATATGGAAAAAGATTTAATAATAAACGAAGAAATCTATAGAAATTATAAAAGTGAAATGAGTAAAGATAATGACTATTTCACTCAAAATGAGTTGCAAGATTTAATGCAATTTTTAATGCAACGCCAAGAAAAAGTTATAAAAAACGAAGAGAAAATATAAAAAATAATATTTTGATAATATGCCGAAAATGGCTTGAAATAGCATTTTACGGGAAGATATAAAAAACGAAGAGAAAACATAAAAAGGTCTACTATATAGCTGAAAGCCCTTAGGAACCAGTGTCAACGACGTGGGGGTTCGAGTCCCTTCATCCGCACCAATAACGAATCTGTTCGAACTACAGATACAAAAATCAATCAGAAATGGTTGATTTTTTTGTTTGCGAAAAAATCATCCTAAAAGAAAGGATGGTGTCTGTAATGAAGATAATTAAAGAAGAAATACAATTTGAGGAAAGTTTAAAGCAAAGACTTGAATTTTCTAAAGTTTCTCCTACTTTTATAAAAGGTAGTATTAGAAAAATTGAAAAGACTAATCTCTCATATATTGAACCACATAAAGTAATTGTTAAAAACATTACTTTGTTAGTTTTTAATTATTCAAATGATGTGTATATTTCAAACTTATCTAAAAAGATAAAATTATCAGAGTTAGAAGAATATTTGAAAAAA